CAAAAAGGCCCAGAAGCAACAATCCCGTTAGGTATAGACGCACCATTAAAATATGGAGATTTCGACGACCCACCACCAACAACATATGGTGATGCAACAATGCTAAGAGAAAGACAGTCAGACGGCGGAGCCGTAATAGCCAACTATAACGCTGGATTCAGAACAGATTCAGACGGAGCATGGACAGATAGCACAGGCAACACATACATTAACCCAGATATTACTAGAACACACGTCGCAGATTTAAAGGAGGCAAGTTCGGCCACTATCAATGAGTTAAGAAAAGCATTTAGACTACAGGAGTGGTTAGAAAGAAACGCAAGAGGCGGTTCAAGATATATAGAAGTTATATTATCACACTTTGGTGTACAATCATCAGACGCTAGACTACAGAGACCAGAATTCCTTGGAGGGTCTGCAACACCTATTTCCATAAGTGAAGTTTTACAAACGTCAAACACGGCCAATGCGCCAACACAAGACGACGAGACCCCCCAGGGTAATATGGCAGGACACGGAGTAGCAGTAGGACAATCAAATACATGTCATTACAAAGCAGAAGAACACGGATATATAATTGGTATCATGTCAGTAATGCCAAAATCAGCTTATCAGCAAGGAGTTCCTAAACACTTCTTAAAATTCGATAAATTCGATTACTTCTGGCCATCATTCCAGAGCATAGGAGAACAAGCGATTTACAATAAAGAGTTATTTAACGATATAGCAGACAACAAAAATGACGACGTTTTTGGATATACACCACGATATGCAGAATATAAATACATCCCATCATCAGTACATGGACAAATGAGAAAAACATTAAACTTCTGGCACATGGGTAGAATATTCAATTCCAGACCATCATTGAACCAGGATTTCATAGAAATGGATTCAGCAGAAACAGATAGAATATTTGCAGTATCAGACCCCGATTCAGAGGATCTTTATGTATATCTACATAATAAAGTAAAAGCCAGACGACCAATGGTATATTACGGAACACCAACAATTTAAATTAATATAATGTATAGAAAATCAAAAAGAAGCAGAAGAAAAAGAATACACAGAAGCTTTAAAAAAGGCGTAAGACGTCAAAAGAGAAAATCAAAAAAATATAATTCGTACAGAGTAGCAAGAGGCGGAATAAGATTATAAAATATGCAATGTTTCAGTCCATATTTAGTTAAAAACAAATACACTAATGTACACGGACAGAATAAAGCAACCCCTGTTCCTTGTGGCAAATGTATTAACTGTAAAAAAAGACGGTCAAGACACTGGGTATTTAGATTATCAGAAGAAGCAAAAGTATCAACATCAGCAGTATTCTTAACACTTACTTACAATCAAGACTATGTCCCTATAAGTAAACATGGTTATCAAACGTTAGTAAAAAAAGATTTCCAAGATTTCATGAAACGTCTTAGAAATTTATGTCCAACAAACAAGCTTAAATATTACGCTTGTGGCGAATATGGTACAAATACACATAGACCTCATTATCATGCAATACTATTTAATCTTCCTCATAGTATTATTAATAATCCTACGCAAGTGGCTAACACATGGGGAAAAGGAAACATAATGATTCCCCCATCAAACGATTTAACAATACAATACGTAGCTGGATACGTTACAAAATCAACATGGAGCCCCAACTCTTCACTCGACGATAGAGAGCAAGAGTTTTCCCTTATGTCTAAAAAAATGGGTATTAGTTATCTCACACCGCAAATGGTTAGATATTATCAGGAGAGAAAGGTATTCGTTATAGTACGAGAAAATGGAGAGTTGGTCTCCATGCCCCGTTACTACAAAAACAAAATATTTACTAAACAACAACTACAAGAGATGTATGAGGAGTACGTGAACGTAGTGAACACCGATTTAGAGGCGGAAATTAACAATATTGGCAGTGAGTATTACAAAAGGCAAGTAGACGAAATAAAAGCATTGCTTCGTAAAACAGAGAAGCAAAATAAATTAAAAAGAGTTAAGCTTTAGTCCAGAACGCAAAAAAAGACCCCGCCACAACGCGAGGGGTTTTTTGTTTGCGTAGAGCGAAGCGAAAAAATGCACTATATCATACTTGATAATATAGTGCTAATTGACAACAAGCGACAAATCAGCTAGTTACATGCAAGAACGAAGTGAGAGCCAAAACGACGCGACGGAGCAGTCAATTAAAAAAAAATAAAAAAAATTAGGATATATAAAAAATATTAATATCTTTGTCTTATAATAAATATTAAGTAAAACTATAAATTATGGATACCACAAAATTTAAAACAGAGGACGAAAAAGCTTATAACGAAAAAGTTAGAGCAATCATATTACAACACTGCGTAGCATGTCATCAACAACTAGACTTACTACAATTAAGATTAGTTAATTTCGACGATTTAATAGAAGGAGTAAAACTAACTATCAAAGGTACTACAAAACAACTACAAGAGTTGGAAAAACCAACAAACTCAAAATTAAAAAAAGTATAATGCAATTAAGAAAAAGTACGTATTCAGGTAAAGTAATGGATCCAGAGGTTAAAACAGTACCCGACCAAAACATGGGAATAAGAGAACTACTTGACAGACACACTAAAGGTATTCCACTAGGAGTAAACTCCAGACAAGGCGAGTATTTCGAGACAGAGATTCCACGATTCGACGATTTAACGGATATGATAGAATATAAAAAGGAATTACAAGGAAAGATGCGTAAACACAACGCATTAATCAAACAAGCAAAAGAAGAAGAAGAACAAAAAAAATTGGATGCTCTAGAGTCAAATTCCACTCAAGAGAAAGAAAAAACAGAAGATGAATAATGCCAAATGGAACAGCTACATATACACATCCTCACTTATCATCTTACACCGGAAATAATATGCCAGTAGTACCAGCAATACTTGGAGCCTTAGGCTCAATAGGTTCAAGCCTCATAGGAAACAGAGGCCGTAAACGTTCAGAAGGGAGAGCCAGAAACTACAATTTAAAAATGTGGCATAAGCAAAACCAGTATAATCACCCTTTGGAACAAATGAAGAGATTAAAAGACGCTGGATTAAACCCAAACATGATATATGGCTCATCACCAGGCTCAGCAACCGGCAACGCTGGAGCAGTAGCACCAGGAAAAGCACCCGAATACAAATTTAATAATCCAGCAATTCCAGCCTTTCAATCACAGAACTTACAAGCACAGTCAAATAATATGCGTTCTTTATCAACTTTAAATGACGCTAAAACCTTAACAGAATTAGAAAATGCAGATTTAAAAGGCACAGAAGCAAAAGTAGCTAAATCCAATATGATTAATGATATATTAATGAGAGATAATGAAGCTAAAAGAAGTACTGAACTATATGTTCAAGAAATGTTAAAAACTAAGGCAATGAGCAATAAAAAATCAGGTATTCTTGCCAGATATGCAGCAGAAACTCAAAAAATTATAGCAGAGGGAAACGTTGCACAGTCAAAGGTTCACATAGAAGCCCTTAACGCAAAATTAGCCAAAGCTGGTATCAGACCAACAGACCCATTATCATACAGGATATTTTCATTAGTTACTGGAGTAGACTTAAACGATGTAGAAGCAGTAAAACAATATTTTAAAGATATTGGAGCAGAATTTAATTGGAGATTAGGAGATCCAAACTATACTCCAGAATGGCAAGGACAATACACACCATCAGACCCAACTATAGATTATTAAAAATGAGAAAATTTTTAGGAGTAGAACAAAAAAAACAACGTAGAAAAACGTTAGAATATTTAATCAATAATAAAAACAAATACAATGAGTATCTTTTCAAAAGTGGCAATGCCACGACCAGCACATAACACATTTGATTTATCACACGATAGAAAAATGTCAATTAAAATGGGACAATTAATCCCAACACTAGCACTAGAATGTGTACCAGGTGATTCATTCACATTAAAATCAACAAACTTAACAAGGTTCGCACCAATGTTAGCACCTATTATGCACCAATGTTCAGTATATACACACTACTTCTTTGTACCAACTAGAATAGTTTGGGACAAATGGGAAGATTTCATCACAGGTGGTATAGATGGATTACAAGACCCAGCATTCCCAGTATTACAAACCTCATCACCTAGCATAGAGGTAGAAATAGGCTCATTAGCAGATTACATGGGATTACCAGACGGTCAGCACGATTCAGACACACTTTCAGCAGTTCCATTCGCTATGTATAATAAAATTTACAACGAGTATTACATGGACGAAAATTTATCAGTTCCACTATCAGACAAATTATCTAGTGGCTCAAATAACTATTCATCATTTTGGACACTACAAAAAAGAGCTTGGCAACACGATTACTTCACCTCAGCTTTACCATGGACACAAAAAGGCCCAGAAGCAACAATCCCGTTAGGTATAGACGCACCATTAAAATATGGAGATTTCGACGACCCACCACCAACAACATATGGTGATGCAACAATGCTAAGAGAAAGACAGTCAGACGGCCCA